AGCCAACGCTCGGACCGATCGCCCTCGGCCGCGGGCATGACAGCGATCGACTCTACGATTCCAGCGCCGCCGATCGGGTGCCGGTGCCAGCCGCGCACGGCCTGCTCGTTGTTCCAGGTAAAACCCACCAGCGCACCATCAGCGCGAATGCACCAAACAACCTGATCGGGGTCGGGAGCAAAGGCCATCTGAGTGATGCCGGATGCCGTGATGTGCTCGGCCAGCACGGTGGTATCGCTTGACTTGTAACCGTCCGAACCAAAGTCGAACGACGCCTCTCGCGCCTTCAGGCCGGAACGCTGAACGAACAGCAGCGACTCAATGTTCTTGATCGGCGGAATTGCTCGAGATCCGAACGTCGAAATGACACGCGATCGCTTGTTGGCCGGGCCCAGCGGCTCGCCGTTGGTCAACTCGCCGATTGCAAACTCGCCGCCTGCCGTGCCGGCCACCAGGTCACGATCGCTGGCAAGCCACTGCACGTCGTTGATCTTGCCCGACACCAGCGCAACCGTGACCGCCATGTCGGCCGTCACCTGACCGTAGGTCTTGGGCGAGAAGTCGGTAAAGTCGGCGGACACCGAGCCCCACAATGTCTGGCCGCGCCCGAACCACAGCCGCTCGCGAAAAAAGGCCACGTTCGATGGCCATCCCTCAACCGCAGACCACTCGCCAAACGCCCACCGGGTAGTGGCCAGTCCGGACCCAACAACCTGCGACGGCAGCCGATCAACCACGGTCGCGGTGACCGTGGTCGCGCTGGTGAACCCGGTGATGAGCACGTAGCCATAGCCCGAGTCGCGGTACTGCCACTGCACGCCTGTGTGACCGTCAAACAGGGCGCCCTCGGTATGCGTCGGCCTGACGGTGCCGGTATGGTGCGAATTGAGCGCCTCGTAGGTCTTGCCGTCAGAACGACAGCGGTCGCCGGCTAACGTGGCTTTGCCGGCCTCCCAAGCAGGGATGGAATTAACGTCTCGCGCCTCAAGGTAAAACAGCGACCCGACGTGGCCAGCCTGAAAAATGTTGGCGCTGGCGATAAGCGTCACGCCAGCGCCGGTCTGAGCGGACGCATAGACAGTCGTCGCCGAGTCGTTTAGCGCCTTCCATGGCCCGCCCGTGACATCGTAAAGGCTGATCGTGAACGACGTGGCCGTGGTGCGCTTGAGCACGCGTGGCTGATAGCTTGAATGCGCCAGATACAGGAAGTCTCCGGACTGCACAAAGCGCAGCCGCGGGGTGCCGTCGGCGTTGTAAAGGTCGGCCACCGAATAGGGCGTGGCCACCTCAACCGGCACGCCAGGCGACGACTCCAGAATGCCGCGGACCTTGGTGATGGCATCCCAAGTGTAGAAGCGCACGTAGAAGTCGCCGAACTCCAGCATGTAGGCCTGGGTCACCGAGTATTCGAACGGGACCAGCAGCACCCTCTTGCTGTTGTCCTTGACCGCAGAGACGTAGCGCGTGCCGGCCCGGCGCTGGTTTGGCCCCTGCGTCGTCGGAATGAAGTTCTCAAGCAGCGATGCGCCGTTGGGATACTTGTCGAACCCCACGCGGCCGGCCAGCAACGGCGACATTTCGCCGGCGTTGAAGTTATCCAGAATAGGCGATGCCTTGCCCATCAGTCAGCTTCCTTCGAATCCAGGAACGAGCCCCACGGAAACTCTTCAGGCGGGTTCTCAAGCGCGTCCTGCCGGGCGGCCTCGGACAGCGCAAACTTGTAGGCCTGGGCTGCAGCGTCATGCTTTGTGCTTGATTGCGTCAGCGCCTCGCAGGCCTCCATCGCCAGCTTGCAAGCGAACACCTCGACGAACAGCGCGTCGAACAGCGCCGCGTTTTCGATCCGGGCCTTGTAGCGCACATTGAGAGGCGCCTCAAAGTCACACAGCAACCTGCCGCCCTCAATCGACCAGGGCGCCTTGCGGTCGCGCGGGCGCGAATAGAACTCGTTGACCTGCACCAGGCCGAGGTAGTCGTCAGGCAATGGGTACTGGTACTGGTAACCCCAAGCAGGAGCCTCGACCAGCGCCGACAAGCTCGTGCGCTTGATCGAGAACTTCCAGGTGTAGCGCCGGATCTCGGCATCGCGCACGTCGTAAAACATGCTGTTGATGACGCGCGCGGACTGCGTCTCATCGGAGAGCAGAAGGATGCGATCGGCGCCGAGCTTCGTCAGTGCGCGATTGGCAATAGTGACATCAGACGCCATGGTGAAGTCCTTTCGTTGCGCGATTCTATTCTAACGGCGACGGCGGCGGCGCAAATAAACCAGCAAGCCGCCCACCGCAGCGCCAATCCCCGAGAACCGCCAGGACCGCGGCAGAAACGACTTGGTCGAAAAACTGCTACGGTGAAACACCGACGCCTCGCCACGGATCAGCCTCAGACCCGTCGCCGATGACCGTGGCCGAATTCATCAACTGGACATCAACCGGCACTGGTGCGCCGCTCTCAAAGTTTGCCCGGACCGCAGCTGCGTTCTGCGCGGCCGTTGGCACGCTGCCGCCAGCGGTCACAACAGTCGATGCCGCCGACTGAATCAGAAGCGTCTGGACGCCAGCGGTGTAGGCAATGGGATCTCCACCGGGGCCTCCGATGAGATTGCCGCCGGCGATTCTGGCAACGTAATTGCCTGATGGGAACCGAAGCTGCCACGCCCCCAGTAGCTGGACGGTGAGGCCGACCTGTACTCCGGGTCCAAGGGAATTGAGTCCTGATCCTGCTGCAATGCGGTCATAGATAATCCCTTCGACAGATGCTTGTGCGAGCTTGCAGGCAGTGTACAGCGCCCCACAGTCAATATCGACCGCCCCCGCATCGGCGTCGATGCTTGAGGTGTCAAAATTGAACGTGAACGGGGCCGAGTAGTAACTCATCAGACATCGCTGTTGCGGCTTGCATTGACCGATGCGCCTGCGCTGGTCACGCTCAAGGCTGTGGTGAACGGGATGATCGGCGATGCACCAGAGCCCTGCCGAACGTCCACGCGAGCAGTGTAATTGCTCGCAAAAATGAACGTCACCGACTCTGCTGCCGCAGCCGCCTGCCGGTCGATCAGCGGAACGAACACGTCGTCGGCGGTGACGATATTGCTCGCCAGCCCCGGCGACAAACCGCTGAAAGTCTTTGTGCCCGCATTGAAGGACGAGTAGGTGTATCTAAGGCCCTTGATGCGAATAGCGCCCGACGCCGGCGTGTCGGTCTTGATTGACTCGACGACTTGAATCGAGGTCGCACCGCTCGACGCCGCCACCGGCGTGTATTCGTCTTTCAGGATGCCGCCAGATCCGTTGTCGCGAGTCACAAGCACCCGGTCGCCAGCAACCAGATTGCCGACCGCAATGCCAACAAGAGTCGGCGGGACTTGGCTCGTGCCGTCATGCGCGATCAGTTGATAACGTGTCGCCTCGGCAGGCAGCACGCCAGTGATAAACCACCCTCGCGCTACGAAAAATGTGCCGCCAGCAAACGTGCCAAACGGGGCAGCCGGAATCTCAGTATAGGCCGCATTCAGCACGCGGTAGCGCCAGCCAGGTACGCCGTTGACGGTAGCGGCCGAGTTCTCTCGTGCAAGGTACTGGAGGTATTGATAGGCCTCCTGCAGCGTGGCGCCACCGGTCAGCGTGATGGTTCCCTTGTACAACTTGCTGCCGTTGCCGTTGTTCAGATCCTGGTTGGTGTCGCCAACCGAGATGCTGACCTTGGTGGACAGCGCGCCAGCAGCGGCCTCGGACAGCACGATGTTCGAGTCGACCGCCGTTGAAAGAGCGGCGTTGCTCTCGCCACCGGCCGCAAGGTTCACATCGAAATGCGAGTAAGCCTGACCCCACTTCCGGCTGAACGCGGTCACATTGCCCGAATCGATCAGAGTGCCGCCCGTGCGAACCTTGACAAGGATCTGAACATGACCGTCAGACCAAAACTTCGTCAGCTTGTTGCCGCTTTGAACAACGTAAATCGGCGAGGCCGCAACGATGCCGCCGATGGTTTTGAGGCCGGAATACTGCACCGCAGCACTTGACTGCTTGATCGAGCCGAAATTGATGTACTGAGCAGCGTCGTCGTCGAGATTGTAGACAACCGCTCCCTCAGTCAGCAGGTTCAACCGGGAGGCCACAGCAACGTCTCGCGGGCCGTCCAGCTTCGACGGGTTCGGCGTCGTGATGGCGACCAAATCATTGCCGACCGCCGACTCATCATCGGACAAACCCTGCAGGAACTCGTGCAATTCCAGCACTGTGTAAACGGTTGCGCCGCTGGTGTGCCGAATGTCGCCGGTTGCAGAGATTGAAAAGTCAGCCGCGATTGGCATGGCAAAAGTTCCTTATTCGTCCGAAAGTTGCGCGGCGGTGATGGTGGCGTTTACGCCTGCTAGCGTCGTCGTCGTGCGCCACTGCTGATAAGCAGGCGACCCGCTCGCGTTTCGCAACACAATCTCGACAGGCACAGACCCCGACACCACATAGGGGTACGCGTAAGACGTTCCAGTGACCGCGTTGGCCAGCACCGCAAGCGTGTCGGTGCGCCGGATCAGGATGCGCGAGCCGGAGACAATGCCGTCAATCGTGAGCGTGGCGGAC